CTCGCCTTGAAAAGCGAGCCTCTGAAATCGCCCGTCTCGAAATCGACCGTCAAACCGAAATCCGCGATATGGGAACCGAGTTCGACATTTCAGTCGAGGACATCAAAGACGCGCTCAAGCGAGGCGCAACGGTTGACGACTTCCGAGCAGCCATCGTTGGAAAGCTGCGAGACGGCTCCGCGTCTTACAGCATGCCAAAAGCAACCGCTGACATTCCAGACGCCGAGGTCGGCACCCGCGCTCACACTGAAAACGCATGGGGCAATGCCGCTAAGGCCGCTCTTGGCGCTCGCGGTGCCGGGCTTCAGATCCCGAGCCGCGTTCAGGTCATCAGCGAGGGCAGGAATTACCTCACCGGCAGCGGTGGCGTGGCCTTCCACCGCTCCATGGCCGGTTCGCTTACCCTTCTCGACGTTGCCAAAAGCGACCTCGGAATCGGTTATCCTGTCATCGAAGAGGCAATTCAGATGATCCCGGAAATCGGGATCTTCCCAACTGACACCATCATCGGAGATACTATTTCGCTTTCCGTTAGGACCACCAAGGGCACGGCGTCTTTCCGCAATGCCAACGAGGGCACCACCCCGCAAAAATCCGAGTTTGAAAGCCGCGTCTTCCAGACCGGTATCGTCTCGGAGTTTATCAACGTGGACATTCAGGGCGTTCTAAATGCCTCGCGTGACCCAGGCCGTTTCCTCCTCAACCAGACCGTTGCGCGGGCCAAGGATGTACTCGAGCACGTCGCAGTGCAGAGCTGGTATGGAGGAACCGCGATGAGCGCGGACACGAAGGCACCTCCCGGTCTACTCGCTCAGTCCTCGACTGACGCTACGCACGTCCTCGACGCGACCGGCGCGACCGCGAAAACGTCCGTCTGGATCCTTGAGCTTGGTCAGTATTCACTTGACCACGTTTACGGCAATGACTCGACATTCAGTTTCTCCGACTGGATCGAAGTCACCCACCAGGACGCTGCCGGTAAAAGCCTCCGCGTTTTACAAAACTGGATCGAAGGCCGGATCACCCCGCGCCTCGCCAACAAAAACGCGGCCATCCGAGTCAAAAACATCGGCAGCGACGTTGGAAAGGGCTTGACTGATATCCTGCTCGCTCAGGCGTTCCAGAAAGCCCGTGAACTCGGCATGAACCCTAACGCTATCTTCATGACTCCACGCAGCCAGTCGCAGCTCCAAGTTTCGCGCACTACCTACAATCCAAACGGCGCGCCTTCACCGCTCCCGCAGGAGTATTTCGGCGTTCCGATCTATTCGACAATCAACCTGTCCAACGCAGAAACCGTCTAATCCTAACCGGACCACATTATGAGCACTAACATCGTAAATCGCCGTAACGCATCTGATGCGCTACTGACCGCAACCAAGGCGCTTCCCGCCGCTGCCGCCGCCGCTACCTCTGACGCCATCGAAATCGGTGGCAAGGGGCCGCATCGGGAGGGCACGAAGCTCCGTGTTTCGTGGCCAGTTAACAGCGTTCTGGTCGCGGATAAAACCCTGATCATCACGCTACAGAGCAGCACAACCTCAACTCTCGCCGACGCGACCGCGCCCGGTTCGACTCATACCATCACCGGCGCAACAGGCTTTGCAGCCGGGTCCGTTGATTTTGAGCTGGGCCAGAATGTGGGAGCCTTCACCGGGTTTAAAGCCGCCGTTGAAACTGGGGGCGGTAGCAATATCGCTACCATTCTTACCGGCGAAATCATCAAATGATCGAATCTCTGCCATCCGTTCCGCTCAAGGGTGCATCGCCGTTTCGTTCCGGTGATGCACCTGAGGCGGAACGCGTGACGAGGATTCAGCGCATCCTAGCAATAATCAAATCCGTTTCCCATGACAAGGATGCGGTGGCGGCAATCGTCGAAGATGAACGGGCCAATCTTAAATGCTTCCTCACCGAAGGCCACAAGAGTGGGATCGAGGATAAAATCAAATCACTGATTAGTAAATGAGCTACGCGAGAAACGATCAAGTTTCAGCGGTATCTGACCTGATCGCGATGGACGGCGAGGTAATCAACATCGGGGGCCGGAACTACCGGGCACATATCGAGGCGGGAGCGAACACGATGGCGGCATCCGAATTCGGCCTACACAGCCGGGATGAAACAATACTGGCAACAATTATCAATCGAGGAGACCCACCGAGGGAAACCGAATCGGCGATGAGGGGCGGCAAGAAATACCGCATTTCATCAATAGACAAATCAGGGGAGAAAATCCTCACACTTACACTAACGAATGACTAGCACCAAGCCAGACCTTTCAACTCGAGTTGAGGATTCAATTCTTGCGGTTTTGCGTGACGCCTTCCCCGGCGTGCGGGTGGCGTCTTATAGTGATTCTGCTGATGATGAGTTTGTATCAATTGGGGTTCGCGCGGAGTCGGGCGCTGAAAATCCTATCGGGACAAATATTTTTGACGTGAACATTGAGGTCCAATGCAAAAACCTATCCGGTATTCAGCTTCAACTCATTAGCGCCATGATCGGCACCGCTCACGCGGCTAAAGAAACCATTGAGGCCAACGCTGGCAGGTCATTCGTTATGCCGCGCGGGCAGGCCGTCGAGGTGCTAGGGGCTACCCGCGTTGTCGAAGATGAAAACTCCAGAATAATAACACAATCACTTTCAGCATCAATTCAACCGCTCTAACATCATGCCAACTCCAACCTACGTATCTGCCGCAGACTATCAAAAAGGCGTCGCCGCCGTTGAAACCGGAATCAATATCCAAGGCTTTGAACAGAGCTGGTCCAATGAGAGAATGAACATTGAAGACAAGGCCGGGTCACCAACGGGCTTTGTTCACAACTTCCTGATCTCCAGCTCTTGCACGATCACCGGCGAGGTGAATACCGCAGCCCTTACCGGCGTTCTTGGCGTTGCTCAGGGTATTGCTGAAACCATAGCAAACGGCATTGATGGCTACGGAGTCGCCGCCGGGGGCTGGTATATGAATGAGATTTCAATCAGCCAGGATCGGGGATCGCTTGCCACAGCGTCCGTATCGTTTGAGAAATTTCCTGACATTGCCTAAAAATGCAAGTCACCCTAATTCCGACGCATTGCCCGCGCTTTGTCGCGGCGTGCGCCGTTTGTGGAATCGAATTAGCCGATGGAACTCCCGGCATTTCAAACACGTATTCCAAGATCAAAAAATACGACCCTGGGGAACCGGGCGATATCCATTTTTATCTCAGCGACAGGCAGGGCGTCAACCCGCTAGCAATCGCCAAAGTATGGGCCGCGCCTGACGCCGAGCTTGCCGACGCCGCGACAATCAAATCCCGCCTCGTTGCGTGCAAGGGTCTCGACGAATGGGCGAAAATCGCGGATGACATTGAAATCTTGCACCTTACCGGAGCAGTGGCGACCATTCGCCATTTTGAGCAGGGCAAGTTTCCAATCGGATCTAAAAGCGTCTCCGACGGCGAACAGAAGGCCGCGCAGATAATGTCAGAATTCGCGGGGCTTATGCGATCCGCCAAGTCTCGCAACGGGGCAAAGTTTGCGGCGGCATTTGACGCCAACTGGGCGCCATCAATGTTTGCGTGGGTAAAGGCATGGGTCGCGCAATATCTTGAGCTTAAAGATTCGTGGAAAATCGCGAGTAAGGCAATCAAAATCGATCGGGATGACCGATTCCCTCTAATCATTCCGCATGGCAAAAACTTTCAGAAACTACTAAAAAAATGGACATGAACGAAACACTGACAATCGAAGACATTGAGCGCGAGGCAGACCCTGACATGGCCGCAATGCGAGCCATGGAGTTTACATTTAGGGGTAAAACGCTGAGCCCTGTAACGAAGTTGACCTCAAACGCGGCAAGGCTAATGAGAGCGTTCCCGTTTGGATTTGAAATGGAGTTTGCGGGCGGAGAACAGGTCATTGCAACGGGCAACGATTTCCTCGACCGCAGCGCCATCAAATTAATGTGGCTCTTGTCAGGCGATGCAACACGGGCACGACGGGCGGCGTTGAATCCCGAAAAGGCCTACGGCGAGGCGTTTGACTGGTGGATTGAATCCGAATGCGGGCCAACCGAATACGACGAGGCGTTTGCGCTCATCATGCAAATCAAATCCGACATCGACGGGGTAGAGGCCACGATCGATTCTCACGGCGGATCCGCGAACAGCGACACGCTGGGGGAGTGATCGGCTCGGATGCGGATTACGTCAGCACCGTAGCCTCCGAGCTCCCAGGCATGCCGTGGGAATATTATGTTGCCGTTCTCCCGCTTGTGATCGGGATGCAGCTCCGCAATATCTCGCTGGCGAAGATCCCGAAAGTCGAACTTGTCACGCCGGGGCGATCAGCCAAGGCAAAGGCGCGCGAGATTCTAGGCGATTTTGCCGAGGATTGGGAGTAATGTTAGACCATGGCCAACGACTCAGTGAGAATTAGAGTGGACACCGGCGAGCTTGAACGGGCGCTGCGCGATTACATGGCATACACGAGCAAGACGCTTCCGGAAGCGGTCGAGAAAATAGCAACCGACGTGAACTTTCAAGCATTCCGACTTTGCAGGAGGACTATCTGGAAGCCAACTAATTGGAGCGAGTTCGGCGGAGGGCAGGGCGTAGACCCTGCATTTTTTCACGCGCTAGCGACAGGCAAAACAAAATTTGGGGTAACTAAATTTGGCGCAGCTGTCAAGGGCAAGGGCAATGATAAGATTGCGGAAAAGATATTTAACGCAAGAACTAGGGCAACAAACTACTCGGCGGCAATATTTCTCAAGCTCGCATCTGACCTCGGAGCTAAAATCAGATCGAGGGCAAAGGCGATGAAGATTAAACACGCCAAAGCAAAGAGGGCTCACCGGAAATTTCGGCCCACGATTATACTGCGTGTCGAAGGGCTGGAAAGACAGCACGTCGATGACATCATCCAACCCGCCATGCAGGACGGCATTAATGCCGTAGCCAATGACAAGCGGGAATACATCAACCGCAAGATCGCGGAGGGCGCAAGGCGGCACTCGGGGCGGTAAACTGGATTTTATCCAAGAAGCAGGTTGCAAAGTCGCCTTAGATGTGGTAAAATGATCTAGCGTTAGATTCATTTTACCAGCCGTCCGGGGGCCTCGCTTCCGGGCGGCTTTTTACTTTTTGGGATTAAACTTCCAGCCAAAACTCCGCCTGCTTCGCCATCGCGGAAAGGCAATCTTCTTTTTCGTCCTCGGTCATCGAGCTTGCTTTGACCTGACCGATCACGACATCGAAGATTGAATTTTGAGCGGCGAGCAGTTCGTCAATGTCCGCAAGCAGGCCCTCAGCCTTCGCGGCGGCAAACTCTTTCACCCTCGCGTCCGCGACCGTCTGCCGGATTCTGGCCTCCTCAAGCGTAACTCCTTCGCCGGTATCGCCATTCCGTGACGGGGCTGGCACTAGCTGAAGTAGAATCCGCGTATCGTAGCAGACGGAGTTTTTCTCGCCTTCCTGACCGGCAAGACCAAACTGGTCCGCGCGCCGCTTTACCGTGGCTCTATCAGCCCCGACGATTGACGCGATTTCGTTTATTGATTTGAGCATCCGCACTCCTTATTCGGATTCGGTTACAGTTACGGGCGGCGCGGGTTTCGGCGCTCCGGTCGGATCCGATGGCAGCCCGGCGCTTTCAAGCAGGGCAATATCAACCTCGTTTTGAGCCACGATCTTCTCGAAGCTCTTGCCCTTCTTCCGGCAAATGTCTTGCCTCGACGTGATCCCGAGTTGAACCTCGGCGACGGCTGTTTTAATGTCATTGAGCGGGTCAACCCAGTCCCATGTGCGGCCGGAAAATTCAGCGTGGTTTAGCCGTTCGTAATCAGCGATGGAATAGCCTTCAATCTGCCCCATGAGCAGCGCCATGCGGAGCCAGCGGGAGCGGATGGGCATTTCGTGGCATTCGATGAACCATTTACAGAGCATGCGCCACGTATCGCGCTCCGAAAGCGTTCCCTGCCGAATCGAGGAATACGAAACACCTTCAAGGTCTTTCGCGAGGGTGTTGTAATTGAGATAAATTCCCGCGCTCACGCCTCGCAGAATCGCCTTTCTGAAATCAGGGTAATCGGCATTAGGGTGCGCGGGATCGATCATTTTCGCAGTCACACCTACGGGCAAAGTCTCGAAAGCACCCGGCGAGGATGGCGCCAGGATATTACCCCGCCCATCATCGGCTCCGGTGTATTCCGAATCGCCCGTAGTCTCGAAAAACCCGAGCTTGTTTGATGACACGCGGGCGGCGATAACTTCAGATTCCTCATACTTCCCGAGGTGGCGCAACCTGAGGAGCACGGGAGCGAGCCATGAGAATCCCTGGGACTGCGATACCCGCTTACTTAGGAACAGGTGGCACAGATTCTCGGCTGGCACTGAGAACGTCTCATGGCGTGCGTAAATCGCGCCTCGCGGGTCGAGTTTATCGAGATGGTAGGCTACCGGCTCATCCCATTCGTCATATTGGATGCCCATGTGGATGCGCCTGGCGGGGTCATTCGTGCGCGGGTTCAGCGCGTCAATTTCCAGAGCCTGAACCATGAAGCCAAACTCGTTTTTTTCGATGCCATCAACCAGGCGGGACAATGCCCCGCCATCACGGGCAACGGCTCGCACAGTGGCACGGGCGAGCATGGCGCGGGAATACTGCCGGGTGACGTCGAACTTTCCGCGCTTGGAAAACTCTTCATAGGCCTGGTCAATCTTCAAACACGCGGAGTCATCGAGCTTATTCGCGATGCCACTCTTATTTCTGGCGTCGGCTTTGCGGCACATCGACTTTACACCAATTCCATGCTCCCCCACGATATTGCTTTCTAGCTCTGTCAGGATGCCCTCGACGTATCCGTCATTGCGCTCGCTATCCCGTGCGCGGTCGCGAAGAGAAGCTATGTCTTGCTTCCCGATCTTGTCTGCAGGGCCGGAAGAAGCGAGCCAATCAGCGGTGTATCGGGTCGCTTTAGCGGCCTCAAAGTTGCGCTTTCCAGATGCTGCGGGGTTGCCGTGTTGGTCGACTATCATAATTAATTGAACGTTGAGTAAACCATTCGCCCCGTTCCCAGCCCGGCATCGAGGCGAGCTGCGGCAACTTCGCGCTTCAAATCGACGCGATACATTGAGAGCAGTTCCTTCGCCTGCGGGATGGGGATCTTTGTAATGGGGACGCCTCCGATTGTGTAGCTTTCAATGCCCCTGCCCTCGTCGTCACTGATTCGTCCCTCAAGATGGGCCTCCAGCATCTTCACCATTCGGCGGGCGTGAGACTCTTCTACGGGGCGGCTTACGGGCGGGCGCATCACAATAGAACCGATGATGCGGGTTTCCCGTGTCGCTCCGAGGTCGATTACAACCGACGCGGAATAATCGCCTGACGGCATCCCCTCGGTAAGCGCGGCGGCAATGTCGAGATTCCAGCGTGCGCCGGAAACAATCGCGTTAACCGCGACCACATCGCCTGATTCAATGTGGCGCAATACCCCTTTCCCGGTTGATCCCGTTGCGAAAGTTTCGCGCCATGTCAGTGTATCGCCAAGGTAAGCCGTTGAGGGAATGCTCATGTCCTAGCAAAACCCTAATATATCGGCATTTCAACCCTATTATTAGGCATCTGTGACGAAATTTCGTGGAGTTTTGTCTAATTGGTAGTCTTTTACGGCCTTTTCAGGGGTATTTCCAGCGAGGTTTTGCGCGATCTTGGCGTAATTCGGATTTAGGGATCGGGCTGCGGCCATCGCGTAACCCCGCACATCGAGCGGCTCGTTTCGCAATCGGTTAGGATTTGAGAAAAACTGATAAAAATTCCCATCTTGCCCTTTTTTCATTTCGACATCCTCGCACAGCAACATCTTGAAATACTCGGGAGTGTAGCCAAATCCAAACGGATAATGAGGATAACCGGGCGGGGCGTCGCCTTTCTTGTCCCATCGCAGATTGGCGTTTTGATAAATGAGCGACTTCGCCTCATGCGTTCCTATTTCGTAAACGGTCACGCCGGCCATCTTTTTGGCAGCGGATACAATCGGCTTTGAAAGCACAGTAGAGCCGTAGATTGCAAAGATCCCTCGGGCTTTTCTTGCTCTGGTAAACGCTCGCACAAAATCCGTCTTATATTTCGAGTCGATGAACCCGCGCACGGCTTTTAAATCTTTCCCTGACGGATGCCGAAAGACTGAGCTTTCGACGAGCTTATCTACGGCATTCCACACCGCGTTTTCCGTGGGCTTGCCAGCAAGGACGTGATAGCCAAGGCCGAAAGTCTGGTTGTCGATGCCATGCCCGACGAACTCGAGCTCTACGCGGTCCCCCTGAACGTCAGCGCCAAAGGTGACCATAAGACACCCATCGGGGACAAGCGAAGCCCCGTCGTGGGCGCGTGAGAGGAAGTCGTAGGCCTCCATGGCGATACCATCCGGACTTGGTTTCTCCTCCTCGGGCGGTTGATACGTCTCGGCGTCAAAGGTATTAACCAAAACCTGAATGGCCATTTCGCGATTTTCAGCCATCTCAGCATCTATCTCAAGTTGCGCGACGTAATGAAGGTGGCTCTTGAATCCCTTTTGAACCGGGTGGGGCGAGGTCATTCCTGACGCGTGAAACCCCGCAATCCCCGTAAATGGCCGCGTTGGGGTCCATTTATCATGAGACAAAACGAGATTGCGCCGCTCCGCGTCCGTGATTTTGCATCCGTTAGACGGGCACTCCATAAAGGCATCTTCCGGTGCCTGCCTATTGTATCGAATCTGATTCCGGTGCATGACGAACCACTCGCCGCAATGTGGGCACGGGTATTTCATCACGCGATAATCGCTTTGAAGCATCATGTCCTCAATCCTCGAGGAGCCCTTCAGGCTTGGATATGACGCGGCTATTTTCACAGTGTCAGGGTATTCCGTCCCGCGCACCCACAGGATTTTTAGCGGGTCGCCTTCATCCGTGTTTTTGAATGCGTCAACCTCGTCGGCAATCAAAAGATTGCCCTTTGCCCGTCGCATCTCGGTCGGGACATTCGCACCAAATACGTTCAAAAGCCCACCGGGGAACATTTTGTGAAGAATCGTGTTTGAACTTTTCCGCCTGCCCTCACCGTCTCCCAGCACCCTATCGAGCGACTCAGTGCATCTAATCAGGCCGGTCATAAATGTTTCTTTGCTCCATTTCTCGGCGGCACCAATGGTCGGGTAAGTCACAAGGATTTTTCTTTTAACCTCATCAATGGCGTGCCCGATAATGTTCATGATGACCTCCGTTTTACCGGACCGTGACGGCATCATGAAAACCGTCATTTGCACATTCGGATCAAACGGGGTCCGCATCATTTCCCGTTGATACGGCGCAAACGATAGCCGATACCGCCCTCCCCCCTCCATGCGGCGAACTGATTCGCTCCATTCCTCGCAGTTCAGGGTTTTCTTGAACCGGCAGAGCTGCAACAGATAGCGCGCGCTCTCTTTGCGGTAGCGGGAAAGGGCGGAAATAGCGGACATTACAGGGCCGCAGGATGATCGGCGATAGTCGGTGAAAGCGCGACTTCCTGAGCGAATAGGGTTTCCTGAGAATTTGAGAAAATCAAAAGCGCGACGTGCGCGGCGGCATCAGTCAGTGCTATTAGCGGCTTTGTCAGGCCGGTTTCAAGCGTGACGGAAAGCCCGGGTCTCGCGGGGAAATTGGATTGCACGGAGGGGGCGGCATTTACTCCAAGGCTAGATCGGGCAAGATCAAATGATACGGAATCACCCATTGCGGTTCGCGAGACTAGAAACGACCCGGCCGAGAGCGCATCAAGCTCAAGCTCGAGGCGATAGGATGAAATCCCGACGGGCATCCAAGCGGTACGCACCCCGGAGCTTAGGTTGATGCGAAACATCCCTCCGGCCGAAACATCTGAAATCTGAATCCGATCAACCTGAAACGCAGACACCGATCCCGTAGAAATCGGCTCAACCGTTGCCGTCTGAATCGGGAGGCTAGAAAATACCGAATCCTCCGAAAGAGTCTGAACGGTTAGATCTAATTCAAAGACCGCCTTCGCGCTCACTCCGCCCGCTACCACCGCTCTAGACCTGCTCGCGAGTGTACCGATAGCGGAATGCGAGACAGTGACGGCAGAGCGCACGCCAACGGCAACAAACGCCACTTGATACATCCCACCCTTGCCGGTGACGGTCACGCCTCCCGCGCTACTGATTGAATCAAGGTCGTTTAAAGCCTGCGAAATCGTCCAAGCTCCAGCCTGATCCGCCCGAAACGATGCCGAGCCAGCCCCGAATCCCAGCGTAATGCGGCCAACCGTGATTGGCGTGGCCGCCTTCAAGACCAGAGCTATGCGGTAAGCATCAGATACAGAAAGATCCAAGTCCCTCCCAATGAGCTCAACATAAATGGAGTCGCCGAGAATGATCGATGGCGGCATATTGTTTACCCTCCCGAATTTGTCAAATGTTAGGCGCATTCTAAACCCTAACAAGGCACTTTCTGGAAATCAAGTAAAATGGCGCTTGAAATCGTCTTATTTTTGCGGTTGGTTAGGGCATGACTCCCGCAATTTATAATCTGGCAACGGTTACAGCCGGGGACACGTGGGCGGGAGTGATACAAATCCGCGTCGAGATTGACGGCTCGGCACCATCTGCGGCGCTCTCAAGAGTCGCCCTTCAAATTCGTAATTTGCCATCATCTGAATCCGCCCTCGTATCGCTCACCTCGTCAGCGGGAGGGGGAATTTCAATTAGCAACTCAGCTACGTGGACGTTTAGCGTTCCGCCTCGAATCCTAGCGTTACAGGCGGGCGCTTACGTTTACGACATTGAAACCGAAGACGCCAACGGCAAGATTCAAACCTTCCTCAAAGGATCCATCCTAGTAAATACGGAGGTAACGCGGCCATGAGTGAAATTTATATCAACAACACCGACGTGTTAATTTCTGCGACAGTGAACGCCGAGGAGGTTCTCGTTTCGGTGGCGATCAATCAAGGCGCTCAGGGCATTCAAGGAGCGGCCGGTCCCGCTGGTTCTGATGCCAGCGTAACGAATGCCAACGTCAACACAGCGATCGAGGCCAATACGGGCGCGACTCGAACTTCGCTTGGCTTGGCTACTGCGGACACTCCTACGCTCGCGGGCCTCAACATCACGGGCGGCGGCGAACTCAGGGCTGACGCGGCGGGATTGGTGGAACTGCGAGCTACGGGAACAAATCAACCCGTTGCGGTCAGGTCAAATGGCACAGGGGGCTTCCAAGTCGTCGGCAGCGGAACCGGCGCGAGCGGGTTTTGCCGGATCGATATGATGAATGAAGCGGGAGTGCGCCTGGCACTTGTCTACTCCGAGCCTACATCGGGTAAAATGGCCCTCATCAATGAGCGAGCTGGTGGCTCGTTTATTTTCGGCACGGATGGCGGCGACAAGATGACCATTTTCGCGAGCGGCGGCACGCACCTTTCAAACGCCGTGGCCGTTGATCCCGGGGTAAATAACCTAAAGGTCGATGGGCGGGTCGTGGCTGGCACCTACCTTGCGAAAGGCATCGTGCCCGTGGCTAGCCTGCTATCAGCCGCGTTCAACGAGGGCTTTTCAATCAGGGTATCAGACGCCCTCGCGCCCGTGCTGGGTGCCGCCGTAGCGGGCGGCGGCAGCGAAGAGGTTGTGGTCGTATCCATCGGTGGTCAATGGATCGTTGATTCCGGCGTGGCTACGCAAATCATGAGCGCCGGGTCCGTGCTAGGGCGTGCGATCGGAGCGGGTACTGGGCCAGCGGCGGCACTGACGGCGGCTCAATTGCGGGCCAATGCGGAGATCACCGCAGCGGCAGCGACCGTGCTCGACGATACAACCGTCGCGGCGATGGTAGATACGCTCGGCGGTGGGGCTGCGGCCGGAACGGGGCCGCTGGTGCGCTCGAATAATCCTACGCTGGCGGGGTTGACAGTGACGGGCAACATCAACGGCGGAGCAGCCGAGCGGTCTTTGAATGGAAACGGATGGGCGGTAAATGGCTATATGTATTTTGGGGGGGGCTCCGGAATTGCCTGTAACCCGATGGGGGTTGCAGAGTTTGTAGTCGGCGTGAACGCGCGTATCCGATTTTTGCAAACCTCCACAAATGCTTTTATCGGGGGCGGCGCGTGTCTCTCGCCGATCTCAGGCGGTGTGCGTGTCATTGATGCTACAGACAGCACGCCGCGAGACATTTCGCTCCGCACATTGCTCGCCGACAAAACGATAACCGCAGCAGGCACGACCGGGGCACAAACGATCAACAAATCGAGCGGGTCGGTGAATTTTGCGGCGGCGGCGGTTTCGCTCGTGGTCACAAACTCACTCGTCACGACTGCCAGCGTTATCATGTGCGCCGTCGGCACCAACGATACCACGGCAAACGGCCTGCGCGTAGTGGCAGCAGCCGGGTCATTTACCCTACATTTCCTGACGGCGCCCACGGCCGAAACGCGGGTGAATTTCTTTTTTACCAACTGATCCCATGCAACTCGAAGAACTCTGCACATCACTCGGCATCGCCGAACACATCCCCGCCCTCAGTGAGTGGCGGGACGATCTACTCCGCGCAAATGCGGCGGCACTTCAAGCAGTCCACGCCGAAAGCGAGGCGGCGCTCTCGGATGCGAGTGGCGTTCTTTCGGCGGTGCAACAGGAACGTGACACCGCCCGCGCTACCCTCGTCGAGCACCAAGGCCACGCTGACAGGCTCGTAGAAGCCGCCCGCGCTGCAATTTCTGAGGGTGACGGGGAGGCGATTGAGCAGATTCTCCATGCTGCCAGTCTGTTTGGCGAGGCTCGTGAGAACGCTCGGATGGATGCGGAAACCGCTGAACTCCAGGCCAAGATGGACGCCATCGCGGCAAAGAAGTCGGGGCTGAAATAATTGCAATTCCTAACACATGAAGCTGTACTACGACATTCGCCTAGGCTACCTCGTCCAATCACCCGGCAGCGCATCCGTTCTAACAAATCTGGAAGGCAAAGCCGGAGACGGTCAAGAGATCGTGTTGCAATTTGGCCGATCATCTGATCCCGTCGAAACCGGCACGATCATTCAATCGGGATCGTGGACGGCGGAAAACCTCGTGGGCGGAACGGTCATCACCTGCGCGATCAAAGAATCAGGCGCGTTTTCTGATGGCGTTAGTCTCGCCGCAAACTCGTCATGGACGAATGACGCGGCACTGAAAACATACACCGGCTATCTCAACCTAAACACGGTTCCAATTGATACCGCGCTCGCACGTCTCAGCGGCGGGCCGGAAAACGACATTGCAAGCGCAGCCTGTGGCTTTGAATTGACGTTCCAGCCGGGCGGTAGCGGCTCATGGAGAAGCTCAGTTCTCCCGGTGATTTACACACTTTACCACGACATCATTTCAGGCGTAGAGGGCACCCCGGCAGCAGGTGACGACGCGGCGCAATATCTCCTCAAGACCGCTGGCATTGAATGGCTGCCAGGCACTACCAGTAAAATTGGTGGGACCGTTTCCGATCTTGATTCCATTGCATCAAGCAATCGCGAGCTAAATACCATCGTCGCTTTTTATGATGCCGACGTCGCGAACGATTGGGTGCGCATGTATCGACTCGAAAGCGGCACCGATGCCGAAAACTCGCCTATGGTTATCCGGCCTGATGATTACGCGACAACTACAAACCAGCGAGTGTGGAAGCTGAGGCCATTCGCGGGCGATGCTCTGGTGAATCCAAATACGGCAATCGGCCTTGCATCGTCCGTTAATGGGGTCGCGGTCGTATTTGATGGCGAAACTGGAAAGGCGCTCAAGCAGGCGACGGGCTCAGGCATGGCGAAACTCACGTCGGGGGTTCTGGGCACCGCAACGGCGGCAACTGATTTTGTTGCGCCGGGACCGGCTACGACTTCCGGCCTAACGATGGCGACGGCGCGGATTCTCGGTCGGAATGGGGTGGGAACTGGCGCACCGCAAGAGCTGACTTTAGGCGGAGGGCTAAGCATAAGCAGCCTTGTTGTAATAAGTCAGTCGATACCATTTGGAATCGAACCACAGACCCCTTCTTTTACCCTGACTCCTGCTTCTCATAACAATAGATTTGTGGTATGCTCAACTTCCGGTATTACAGTCACCATTCCACCCCAATCATCGACGGGCTGGCCTGATAATTCTAATTTTTGGATTTTTCCCCAATTCGCATCTGGCAGTCTTACTATTGCTAGAGGCTCTGGGGTTAGTCTGATTGTTCCTGGCGGGACATCCGCCAACTATGTTTTAGCGGGCGGGTCATTGCCGATTCGCATCTGGCGCGCGCAAGAAAATGGCTGGTATATCATTTCCTAAACCCTTAACCATGTCCACCAAGCTTTCAGCAATTTCAAAAGATGCCGTGATTCCGATTTCACTGGGACTTTTGGGCGCGTTAATCGTCGGCATTTTCTTTCTGGCTCGCACCGTGTCACAATGGGAATCTACGATGAGGGAGATTCAAAGCGCCATGTCGAGATCATGGACCTACAGCATGGAGCGCGAATCGTGGGCTGAATACCTGCGCGACAATCCCGGCGCGAAGATTCCTAACATTCCCGCAATACGAACGGAGAATCAGAATTAAACATCTGAGAAAAACGTTCCGTGCGAAACGGTCACTTTCAAATATTCGTCCGCGTTGTTACCTCCCGGCACGTTAGCTCTGCCGGATTTTTCCTCTTCGTAATTTATTAGATTGGACGAAAAGTTGTTAACCGTTCCAAATTCAGTTTGGAGAAACGAGGTCATTCCGCCGTTTAGAGCCCAAACCCAAACGCTTTCTAGGCCATCGCGGTCATTCCACCGAGGCTTTGCGACTCCAGAATCAGGCGGGCGGGTTGATTTATTGGATGGAAACCATGCTCCAATGTTTAGATTTAATCCTATAACTAGCGATTGGGAAACATCTTCTGGGTTTTCCTCTTGCAAACTAAGTTCAAAACTTGCAAAGCCGGATGTAAACAAAGAATAATCATCTTCATCGGGCGGCGGCTTGCGGTGCCGTTTAAATTCGACGGCATCCCGAACAGACGTCCATCCCGGTTCATTTGTAATCGTGTCTTCAATTTCGGCTCCTGCCAAAAAACCCAGTCGCCTAGCGGTCCCGGCAACAACCTCGTATTCGAAACTACCGGAAATTATATCAGACTGATCTCCTGATGGAGTAATGTCTACCACAACTTTCCAGATGGATGTTTTCAGGCACTTGGAAAGTAAAGCGGGGGGCAACCAGAGCGGTGATGGTCGAGTGATTACGTGAATATCCTCGCTTGGCGGCTCATCCGAAACGTATGAGTCGGCGGTAAGGCCAATGCCTGATGATGAGATGAACGACTGTGGAGCGGGCCGGTGTATTCCATCCGCTTGTTGCGCCCCTGCGACCCCATGTAAATAATCGTTTATCATGACACTGGAACAAGCCTCGGCACGTAGGCGCTGGCTGGGCGGTCAGGGATTAGCACCTGATGAGAAGCCAAGGCTTTGATGCCGGTCGTAATATAACTGACCGCGTGGAAATCACCAACCCTAACAGAGCCAACGGAAGATACTTGAGTCAGCTTGTATAGCGGGAGGTTGACTGTCTCAAGGTCGTCGTCGCCGGTAAATGTATACACCTCGAGACCGCCCGCTTCGTCTACCTCTTTTAGTGCGAGCGTGAACGTGTATGGATTCGCTAAAAGGTCGTCAATCTTGAGGACCACGAACGTATCCACCTCAAGCGTGATTGGCGTATTTGTTATTACGATCACGGTCCCGAGTTTGGTAATGCCAGCTACAACCACGGGAGCGCGAAGGTTAAATGTCCCCTCCTCTTCGCCGGCTACCAGATCCCACGGACTTTCTGCGCTCGAGGCCGTAAATACCGATGGTGGCTTCCATCCGTTAGGAGTTTGCAACCATCCGGGCGAGCCGCCTGGGTTCACACCATGCTCACGGGCGTAATCAGCTACAGAGTTAAGGCCTGCTGCCATTGCGGTATTCCCGCTTTTAAAAAATGGCTTTTCTTTCATTACGATTCAACTTCTTGCACCGGCTCAATTAGGTTTGCCCATGTCTCGGCAACCGCCCAAACATTGTCGGCCACGCGCTCTCGCTGAAATGAAATCAATCGGCCAACGAGTTTATAGCGGCCAGAAATGCTGCCGGTGTATTTCGGCGGGTTCGGTTGAAACAATGTGCCCGTTGCAATGGAGCTAGGGACAACGCCTGGGTATCTAGTGCTACGGGGTGCATCTTTCGTGCGGCTGATGTATCTCACCGAGGTGGTTTGAGCGAAATAATTGAATGTAATATTTTCGTTTGCGTCCGTGTTAATCGTGACGCTCTGGCCGGAAATGTCATCTGTTACAGCAACGACTCCATTTTGGGAGTCGATGGCATCAATGAAACCAAGGAGGGTAATGTTTATCTCGGCAACGGGGCCGGTATCGGTTGAGTCTATCGTTTCAATTGCCATTGTTCTATATGTGCCGTATTGACCGGCTAGGCGATATGCGGCTCTTGCTGAGGATAAGGCCGAGGCAGCACCTCGCAATCGAATCGAAACAGAATCCATTCCACCGCGATTTTTGGTTTCCTGAACGGATACCTCGCGGAATGCGGTGTTTGCTACTGATATTGGAGTTGGCATATTATCCTACTGTTAGCGCTTGTGTTATTTTAAGGTCGATGCTTTCCAGAGAGCCAGCCTGCTTTTCTTGCAGATCCTCCGATTTCTTGTTTTCCTTGTCGCCGCCAACCTTTCGCTTAGCTCCTAGGGATCCGGTTTGAAGCCCTGACTTGATGCCAAGTCTGGCGCGATCACCTGCGAAGGCTCCCGTAGTGCCGGGTCCAATTCCAGCCGCCCGATCCTCTTGCATTTTTGCCAGGCCACCTAGACCCGCAAAGCCAGCGGAAGTCAAACCTGCCGATTTTGTTATAGCCTCTTTTGTTATAGCCTCGCCTGCGGCCTTTGATGGCGATCCTCCACCGGTTTCAATAACTAGACCTTTTAAAAAATCTCTAGCAAACCCGCTACCTCCGACTTCTTTGTTGACCTCCTCCATCACCCCGGTCGTAGCGCCGGTAATTTTATCAACGCCAGACTTAACTAGACCGCTCGTGTCGAAAACGTCCTCAGTAGATCCGAAAGTTTCTGTAAACGCATCGCTAGCGGCCTTTCCGACTTTACCGGCAGACGCGATTACGCTATCGACCATCGGTCCCAGCAAATCCTTTCCCTCTGCCATCATATCGCGAGATTTAGATGTAGCCTCGGCGGCCTTTGTGTCTATTTCGTCAGTGGCACCTTTAAGAAATTTCCCTACGCCGGGAATTTTAGAAAGCTGCTTCAAGAATCCCGCTATCACCTTTAGCATTATTGCGCCAAAACCAACCGCGAGCCCCGCCAAGACGTTTCCTAACCCTTTCCAGAAATCAGGCTTTGTTAGTATGGTCATCAACTCAAGGAATAAGTCGGCTGCCGGGGGGAGTGCGGCAGATAGGGCCGCGCCTATAGAAAGAACGAGTTTATAGCCCTCGTTAAAAATAGTCATCATAGCAAACTTTCCTAGATCGGCAAACCCAGACCATAGATTAGGGTCGAAAAGCATTGCTATCGCCGCGCTAGCAACGTCGAAAGTTTGCTTTAATGCTATTCCGAAATTGACTACGTTATCTATCAAGTCCTCGGCGAATTGAACCGCTTTTAAAATTGACTCTCCGGCCGCCTGACCCATCGCGGCGAGGTCCATCGCGTCGAACGACTCCAAGAGCATTAACAGCGGATCGACTAAAGTGTCTGCCATTCCGACAAAAAACCCTTGCATTTTAACGCCAGCGCCGGTGAGCATATCCGAGGCCTTGTCAAAGTCGCCTGCGCGACGATCAAGGATCTCCGTCTGAGTTCCAAGAGTTTTTCCAGCGTTGCCGATTGCGCCGCCGTCGGCAAACAGCGTATTAAGCTCACCGCCAGACTTTCCGAAAATCTTCATGGCCGTAGCCGCTCTTAGTGCCGGATCTGAAATTCCGGAAACCTTTTTAGCGATCAGTGCGAACTGGTCGGAGGGGGAGAGGCTTTGAATCTCGTTAAACGAAATCCCGAGTGAATCAAACGCCTCGGTCGGACCTTTCGCTCCGTTGCCCATATCAACGATAGATTTTTGCATCTTGTTGATAACACCGCCCAGCTTATCGGCAGAAATACCATTATCGGTGAAGGCTCGCTGAAGGACAGCGGCCTGCCCTGCGCTCAATCCCGTTTGGGCGGCAACGTCCGACAATGCGCCGCCGAGATCTAGCGCGTTTTTAACCCCGTTCACCATCATTCGCCCGGCCATTACTCCGGCAAACGCCAGAGCTGCAACGCCAGCGGCACCAACCGCAGCCCCGCCTACGGCCATGCCTTTACCGATGCGCTTTCCCGTAGCGGCTGCAGTTCCGCCTGCTCGGCGCATTGTCGCGGAAAATTGCGACGCGTCCGCTGAAATGATCGTTTGGAGATTGGCGCGGTTTGAAGCCATCCTCTAGCAAAGCCCTAATA